ACCGAAGGAGTCAGCCGTTTCCGTAGGCTGGTAGAAGGCAAGGCACCTGCCAACTTCCGCTACCTATTCTCACTCGGCGGCAAGGAGGACCACCTCGTAGACAGGGAGAACGACCGCCACGCGGAGGTGTTCCCATCCAAAGAGGCACTAGAGGCGGCGGGATACTTTGACCAAGAGGCGTCAGACCTCCTCGCCATCCAAGCCCCCACGAACCGCATCGGCATCGTCGCCAATAACATCCCAGCGTTCAAGAAAAAGATGGGCACCCGAACGTTCGGATCAGCCCAGCAGGAGAAGGAGGCACAGGCATGAAACTCCCATGGACGCCAGAGGACTACGACGGCACACTCCTCGCAGACGGACTTGGAGAGGCGTTTCTCGGCTTCACCCACGTATTCGGAGAGGAGCAGCCTCGGGCGGTCTATTCCGTCAACGGCATCCTCAACATCCTCACTCACAGAGACGGCATGACCACGGACGAAGCGTTAGAGTATTATGAGTACAACATCCTCGGCGCAGTCATGGGGAGCAACACCCCCCTCTACGTTGAGGAGTTTAGTAAGGAGGAGGTAAAGCACAATGAGTGAAACCGCCATCACGTTCGGACTCGGAGCCCTCATCGGGGCAGTATTCGCTATCGCCAAAGCCGTCCCCCCAGCCCCTCCAACGGTTCAGGGCATCATGGGGATCGTAGGTATCTGGGCAGGCTGGGCGATTCTCTCCCACCTACTCAGTCGCTAGTGTCAGGCAAGAGCAAGATCAGCCCTGAACGCATCCAGGCGATCACCCAGGCACTCAGGGCGGGCAATACTCGCCGAGCAGCGGCATCCTATGGAGAGATTGACCACTCAACCATGTACCGCTGGATGGACGAAGATGCGACGTTCCGCGACGCGGTTGAGAAGGCGGAAGCAGACGCGGAGGTTCGTTTTGTCGCTCAGGTAGCCTCGGCAGCAACGAACGGCACATGGCAAGCAGCCGCATGGTGGCTAGAACGCCGCAGGCAGCAAGAGTGGAAGAAAACGGATGGGCTAGAGTTATCCTCCCCTCCAACGAACCCAGTAATCGTCAAGCACGAAGGAGATACGGGTGGCAGCAGTCTCGCCGACACACTCGCAGTATTGGCAGAAGTGGGCGTCATCGCTCCCCTAGGAGCAGAGGAAGAGGATAGAGGCGGCACTCACACCGAAAGCGACTAAGTACATCCCCCACGCCCCCACAGCCAAGCAGCGAGCGTTCCTACTACTAGAGGACCTAGAAGCACTCTACGGCGGAGCCGCAGGGGGCGGTAAGTCCGACGCGCTCCTCATGGCAGCCCTTCAGTACGTAGACACTCCAGGCTACGCGGCACTCATCCTCCGCCGCACCTACACCGACCTCAGCCTCCCAGACGCCATCATGAGCAGGGCACGGGACTGGTTCGCCGCGCACCCAGAGATTCACTGGTCGGATGCGAAGAAGACGTTTACGTTCCCCAGCGGCGCCACCATTACGTTCGGCTACCTAGAGAGCGAGCAGGATAAGTACCGCTATCAAGGAGCAGCCTTCCAGTTTGTCGCCTTTGACGAACTCACCCAGTTCACCCGCAGCCAGTATCTCTATCTGTTCAGCCGCCTCCGACGCGGCACGGCAGTCAACGTCCCTCTCCGTATCAGGGCAGGAAGCAACCCAGGAGGGGTCGGGCACGAGTGGGTCTACGACCGCTTTATCCCCAAACAGGACGAGCACGGCATCCTCAATGCACCAAAGGACAATCAGGGCAGACCTCGGCGCTTCGTCCCAGCACGCCTCACCGACAACCCCTACCTAGATCAGGACGAGTACGTCCGCGCTTTGGATGAGTTGGATGAAGTCACGCGGGCACAACTACTGGACGGAGACTGGGTCGTCAGACCACAAGGAGCAGTGTTCAAGCAGGGCACGTTCAAGATCGTGGACTTCGCCCCCAAAGACTGCAAACTCATCCGTTTCTGGGACCTAGCAAGCACGCCAAATGGCGGAGACTGGTCAGTAGGCGTACTCATGGGGCGAGGCGCTACGGACGGGCTAACGTACGTGCTAGACGTCGCTAGACTACGCGGCTCGCCAGCGGAAGTAGAGCGTGCAGTCCAAGGAGCAGCAGCCCGCGACGGTAAGCACGTCCCTATCCGCATGGAGCAAGAGCCAGGCTCCTCTGGCGTCTCACTCATTGACTACTATGCGCGGCGTGTGCTTTACGGGTATGATTACCGAGGAATCAGAGCAACAGGCAGCAAGGTAGCCCGCGCAATGGGCTTGGCGGCACAGGTAGAAAGGGGCAACGTTGCGTTGGTCAGGGCTAACTGGAACGCAGCGTATCTTGACGAAGCGTACGCTTTCCCTGACGGAGCGCACGACGATCAAGTTGACGCGTCATCAGGAGCGTTTGGATCGCTTGCGGTCGGACGACAAGCGACAAGTTCTAGTACCCTTCAGACCACCAGCAAGCCAGTCTACCGAAGAGGCGACCTCACACTCGTAGGCGATAAGTACAAAGACAAGTCGTAGGAGAATACATGGCAGACCTCAACCTCGTCAGCACCGCGACAGGACTACCTAACGCCAACGCGTTAGATCAGGACTACCTACGCGAGATGGCAGACATGGGCAACGAGCGCCTCCACGACTACTCGCTCGCCGAGAACTACTACGTCGGCAAGCAGAACACACTCCTCACCGACAGGAGCAAGTCCTACCTAGAACGCTCAGGGCTGGAATACAACGAGAACTATTGCTCCACCATCGTCAACGCCCTCGCTGATAGGCTTCGGGTCATCGGCGTATCCACTCCAGAGTTTCCCGACCTTGGAGACTACCTCTGGACGGAGATTTGGGATAGGAACCGCCTAGACGCCGAGCAGCATCGTTTCCACACCACACTCCTAGAGTACGGCGACGTTTACCTCGCAACAGAGTTTGACCAGAAGAAGGGGCACGCCGTCATCACTCTCAACTACCCCGACATGATCCGCGCCGATTATTCCGACGGTGAAATGATTCGCGCAGTCAAGGTATGGACAACTGACGCACCATCGCCAGTGAATCCTCCACAGGGCGGCTCGCGCCGAGGTCGCGCCGTCAAGCGCATGAACATCTACTACGCAGACCGCATTGAGAAGTATTACCGACTCGGCAAGGAGTCCTCAGCACTCTGGGCTCCATGGATAGAGGAGGGCGACACCGTTTACCCCATCCCTAACTACATCAACGACGACCCGTCCATGCCCCGAGGTATTCCACTCGTCCACTTCGCCAACATGCGACAGCGCAACGGATACGGCGTAGCCGAGCATCGGTCAACCATCCCACAGCAGGACAGGCTCAACAAGGAGTTAGCAGACCTCGCCCTCGTCCTAGATACGCTCGGGTTTCCGCAGCGATACGCCGTCGGTGTCACAGGAGCCACTACCCTACGCTCCGTTCCAGGAGAAGTCTGGTCATCGGAGGACCCGAACACGGCGTTTGGTCAGTTCCCAGCAGCCGACCCTTCGGGCATCCTCAAAGCGATTGAATCCACCATGGGACGCATCGCAAGCCAGAGCCGCACACCAGCCCACATGATCCTCGTCTCAGGAGGGGCACCATCAGGGGAGTCCCTCAAGACAGCCGAGGCGGGCATCGTCGCAAAGGCAAAGTCACGCCAGTACGAGTGGGGCGAGTCATGGGTCAACGCACTCCGCCTCGCCGCCGTCCTCAATAACGAGATGGCAGAGCCAGCCAAGCGATACCCCATCACAATGGAGGATCTACTCCTCACCCCGATCAACCTCCAGTGGGCAGACCCAGTTAGCCGCAACGAGAAGGAGCACCTAGAGTCGCTCACCATCATGAGCGGACTCGGCGTCAGCCAGCACACCATCCTCTCCAAGTTGGAGGGTATTGACCCTATGACCGAGATTCACAACCAGACGCAAGAACTCGGCACCTCCCAGAACGCAATCGCCGACGCCGTCAATCGGGGTACGCCTAGCATCGGTGGCTGATGCCTCAGATCGCCGACGCCTCCGACCAACTCGCACGAGACCTCAGGGCACTAGACGCCAACGCCATCGCTTACCTCAACGGAGCGTTGCGAGAGGGGTTGATCTCTGCTCAGGCAGCCGCCGCTAAGTACTCCGCCGAGATAGCCTCTGGCACCTACACGAACCACGCAGCGTTCCAGAAGCAACGCTACAACGGCATCCTCGCCCAGATGCGAGAAGCGATGAGCGCGTTCTCAACCAGCGCCAACGCTCACACCGCAGGAATCGTCGCCGATGGCATCGCTGCAGCACACAAAGTTATGGCAGCGCAGATCAGCGCAATCGGCGGCAAGGCAGGAGTAGCCGTCGCATGGAATCCCGTTCCCCTTGACGCGTTCACCATCATGGCGGGCTATACCCGCACAGGTTCACCCCTCGCCGACATCTTTGAGTCAGCGAACCAGCAAGGGGCTCAGGCAGCAGGGCAAGCACTCCGCACGGGCGTTCTCCTCGGCAGAGACTCAGCCGCCGTCGCGAAAGGGGTTCAGAACGCGTTAGGGGTTTCCGCTTACCGCTCCCACCTCATCGCCCGCACCGAACTCCACCGCGCAGCACGAGAGACTCAGCGCGGCATGATGTCAGCCAACGCCCACCTCTACGAAGGGTGGACATGGAGGGCATCCCTAGACGGCACATCCTGCGCTATCTGCTGGGCACTAGACGGCAAGTTTTTCCCTACGAAGTACGGGCAGGGGACAAGCGATTGGCATGGAGCCCTCAACGCCTCAGCCATCCCAGCACCACAGCCAGCATGGGCGGCAAGCCCCTACATCCCCTCAATGATCAGCCACCCGA